CGTATCCTATTTGGTCTAGTGCTTGAAAAATATCTACCCCTTTGATTAATGGCGTTGAGTGCTTGAGGCCAACTCACATCGTAAGGGGCTCTCATTGATTTCCCATCCACGATAGAATTATTTGATTGTATAGAAAGAGGACTTTTAAACCATTTATCATTAGGTATGTCTCCATTATTTCCCCATCCCGACACTAAATCCTGTGGGTTAGTACCGTCCCATCCAGAAAATAATGTTCGGTTCCAACTAGCAAGTAATTGTTTTTCTTCATCATTACCATAACATAGACTATCAGGGTTAATAGTTTCATAAAAAACTGAGTCATTAAGATTCGCCAATACTGATTGATTTTGAACCGCTGTTTCCTCCCATGCATCAAGAAGTTCTTCACCTTCAGGAACTAAATCGGGAGTCGCTGAACAAGAACAAGCCTCACAATCGGGATACGTCATCATAGGTAACGTTAACCTTTTAAATGGGTTTTCTTTAGGAATTCCCGTTATCGTTTCTTTACTACAGTTAGCGTTTACAAAAGGTATTGCATCTACAATTTTACATAAGACCCAAATAATTCCATTAACTAAACGTCTTACAAATTCAATGAGGGCATACAAAATAGGGTATATAAGTGCTAAGACGTGCATAATAGGTATTAACACTACTAAAACCGGAGTCATAAGATTTAATAATATACCAAAAACAAAATTAAGGAAATCGAAGTTTCTTTGAGCGTCATTCATGGGAAACCTATTATTCTCACTCATACACGCCCTATCAGTTATCTCTTTTATACCATAGTGAGAAGCTCTGTTCCACCCAAACTTAAAACGGTCAATATGTGCTGCTGTGGTATAAACTTTATTATAACCAAATCTATAAAATGTGTCTTCACATTTTATGGCGGCATCTTTATCATAATAATCTGTCCAATCTAATGAAAATGCATAAGATTTATTAAAATCTAAATTATTTAAATTTCCATCATCATCCGGAGTATCAGAACCCCAATGCTCTTTAATATTAGGTATTAAGTAATTGGCTCTCATAATTTGAGATTGAAGTCCCGCCTCATTTTGCCATTTTATCTTAAATCGATATTTACTTTCTGTTGGAATACCGACTTTTGGGTCGACAGACGTTACCCTTTCCCCAAATTCATTCGTGGTAATAAAATTCATATTCATCGGAAGGTCAATTAACCACGCACCGTTATCATCAATAACATTACCCCCATCCTCTAACCTGTACTGTTCAAGAACAGGGTCACCGTTCTCATCTTCCTGTATGGTTTGTCTTATCGCCAATATTTCGCCAGGGGCAACAACTGTGTCACACAAATTACCAGTGTCTTTTTTGGGTCGACAATTAGAGGTTATATAGTCACCCTCATTTGATGAGAAGATAGACCCCATGAATGATGCATGTGGTAGTATCTCTACCCCTTGGTCCGACAAATCGAAATCAACTCTTGTTATTCCAACGTCACACATGTCATCTTGACCCCAAAATGATGACACATCAATATCTTTGACTTCATTAAGTATTTGTGGTAATGAATCAATATTCTCAGAATCTTTAAATAGTTGTCCGTTAAATTGAGAAGGTACTCCCCTACCCATTCTTATTAAATCAGATGGTCTTAAAGAAAATTCCCCCATATTGGATAAATCTAAATCCATAACTAATTTTTGGTTGCCTAATGGTACACCAACAATCATAAAATCACCCGATTGATTAGTCCTTACAGAATACCTATAATACTTTTCATATACTTGTAGCACTTCTTTACGTGTTAAAACATCGTCTACAGTAGGAAATGTACCTGTCGCGTTGTGACCGTAATACTCATCTTTATAAGGTAAAAGATTATACCTATAACCATCTTCGTTTTTTGTAGTAGGAGTTTTATAAGGATATAATGTTGATATTATTGGGTCGGACTCATCCACACTATCTAAAGGTATAAAAATAGAAATATGAGCGTTAGGCACACCTAACCCCCCATTGGCGATAACACGACCTACAACGACACCATAGTCGGCACAAAACTGCGTGTATAAATCTTCTTGTCTTAATTTTAAAGACAGAATTTCTAACGAATCAAAATCTTGGTCAATTTTAACATTAATATTTCTATCAACACCAGGTTTTGTTCTTATTCTAATTGATTTTGGCATAATTAGTTTTTAAGATAAATAGTTATTCATCCTAATTTTAATTTGATTTTGTCAAAAGTATATGGATAGATTTAAGAGAAGTCGACATTTTTAAGTGACTTAGCCCTCACTTTGATATCGTTATTGGGAAAACGAATTTGGTACACTTGGTTTGGTTGTGCGAAAATTGTATCATCAATTAACTTTATTTCTTTTGTTTGACTATCAGAATATCTTTGTGATGTCTGTGAATTAGAATATCTACCCCCAACTTTTCCGAAAACTTTTAGGTCAGATAACGAAATAACACCAGGAATATCCTGAACTATTCTTCTAACATCTGAAACATTAACATTTGCACCTAATTGTTGTCTTTGTGGTGAAAAATAACTATCCACAGAATTAATAATATTTGTGATAATTTGTCCTTGATTTTGGGTCGAATCCATAACAACTGATAAGTCAAATTCTAAGTCCACTACGTTCGCACTTGATATAGAAATATAATCATTTATCATCCTATAATGTGATAAATAATTGGCGATATTTTGTTTTAATGTATTAGATACCGATTCAGTTAATTTACCTTGAGTATCATACGAAAGAATTTCAATTTTTATTTTATTATCCTCCTCAGTAATCGCAGCCTTAGCCGGTGCGCCATATCTACTCGGCATAGTCCTAACTAAAGAATTATAATCATTAACTGTAACTGCCCTTTTTTGTGCTGCAAAATTAAATGATACCATATTTCTAACTTCCTCAGCGGTCGGTAAATTACCACCACCAATTGCCGCGGTAACATTATTAGTTCTTAAACTTTCAATTACATTTTGACTAATTGTACTTGATGGTCCATTTACATCAAAAAATGTTGTACCGAATTGAGTTATTGTATCGACACCAATATTAGATGCCTTACCCCCACCAACTCGATATTGTACAAATAATGTCGTGTTAGCCTTAACAGTGACACCTAAACCAATATTATTTTGATAATCTTGTATTCTTAACGGAACTCCCGTTCTTGTGAATTCTTGTAACTGTTCTTCAGGTGTTGTAGTACCACCACCGAAATTTATTTTACAATACCCTTCAGGTGTATATTCAGAAACAAATCGTGTTTCAGTCTCAATATACTTTCCAACTTTAATACCTGGTTGGTCAGCAGGTTTAGTTGGGTCCTCAACAAATATTTTAGACTCAGCCAACGCATCGACTTCATACCATTTATTAGTTGAACTTATAAATTCATCATATGTAGGTGGTGACTGATAGTTAACACCATCTTTTTGTATTATAGAAGTTATACTAATAACATTCTTTTCAGGTAAAAAGAATTCAAAAAATGGTCGAACATCGTTATTATTAATAACCTTTTTAAAGGTTTTAGTTAAACCATTAACTACGACCTCTCTTTTGGTCATAGTATAATTTATTAAGCGATTATTCGCGTCAAAATTTGGCGTCTTAGTACGATTCGGGTAACCTTCACTATTATATTGTGAACTAAACTCAATGTCATTAGGGTTCTCAAATACTTGACCACCACCAACAAACTGAGAACCCGCTCTCATAGTACCCAAATATCTCTCATCTTCTTGGTCACCTAAAGCTGGTACTGTAATAGATACATCAACTAAAGCGATGGAAGGTCTATTACCGGGTATTTTTAACCCATATGTTCTTGCGATATTATATATTGATGACTTCTGTTGAGCATATTGAAGTACTGTCTCTTGTATACTACGGTCCATATGGTAATGTAAGTTATCACCAATTGCGGCATTTAAATCCATAAATACAGAATAAATGGATGCATCATTGAAATTACCTATTAAATCAGGGTAATATTGTTGAGTGTAATTTATCAATTCCTGTCTTAAGGATTGAAAGTCTCTATCTGTGTATGAAATTTTACGGTTAGCCATATACTATTAAATATTTATAATCACGAAATCTTTTGATGAAAATGTACCACTAACAATTGTATAGTCAATTCTTAGCTTTGCAGTGTACTCAACCGCACTATCACTAGCCACTCTAAAAATTTGACCACCTAACTCATCATAGTTTATTTCACCAGGTAAAGGTTCCGCCTCTACATAAGGTTCTATTGTAATATCATTTATTTGTAAATTAGGTATGTACTTATCTACGGCTTGTCGGACATCGGCCTTTATTGCATCGAATGTTGGACCGTCCATTGGTTCAAAAATAAACTCATAAATACGAGTCCCAAAATCAGGTAAATAATACCTACTTCCTTTCCGAGTTAATATTAAATGTAGTAAATCCGCCCTAATCTCCTCATCA